TTTTTTTCGATAGCTTCACCAAATTTAATTTGCACTTCCTGAATATCCACCAACAAATCTCTGTTGAAACAATCTCTATAAATGCTAGCTGTTTTTCCTTTATACAATAAATTATATTTTTTACCATCAATTTTTAATGTCTGTTCCATATAACCTCACAAAGAGGGGGATACCCCTCTTATAATGCGCTCACTTTCTTGCCATCATCACTTTGTACAACTACTGGTGTACCCTCTTTCTGGCTCATTTCACCAACTTTTGGAGTAGGTAATTTTGGAGCAGTTGAAAAGAAACTCTCATAATTTGTATCACCTTTACGACATTTTGACTTTACCCATTGATGATCATCTTTCTCAACAGGAATGGCTGTAATATCCATTGATGTTGTTTTTGGATCAGTGCTTTCTTCTTTTGTTTCACCTTCTACACTTGGTCGAGCAAATACAACCTTATAGAAGATATGTTTTGTAGCACTTACATCACCTTCAAATTGGAACATTAACGCAACGTTATTAGGTAATACGTTTGCATCTTCTGCTAAGTTACCTTCTTCAGTTGTCACTGTATTGAAGATCATCTTTTCAATTTCTTCAGGAATTTCAGACATCTCTAAACTACCTGAATATCCATTGTTTGTGTTCGTTGTGAAATACGCAATATTATCTGCATAATATTTATTTGTTTCACCTTCCGGATCTAGTGTTAATGATTTAGCACCTTTCCATGCTGTAGGCGCACCATATGTAATTGCTCCTGCATCTTCCGTAATAGAACATACATGAACATTTTTTAGACCGAATCGTACTTTGTTTTTATCTGCCATAGTTTTTATCCTTTCAAATATTTTTCGATTAAACTTGGCAGTTCTTTGATTGCGTTTGTTTCTCCATCTTTCCAGTGCTTAAATGCACGTGTACGTCTAGGAGAATTCCATAAATCGTGTCCTTTTTCTAGTAAATGAGTCAATTGATATTCATGGCCACTCGCATAAATAACACCGCGTGTATGAGCTAACTCACGCTCAATCTTGTATGTTATAGACCTTTTATATTTGCCCTTTCTGCGTGTGTTTCTATGATCTACATTAGCCTTAGCTTTAATAATATCTTTGGAATCTTTTGTAGTTTCTTCTACTGCTCTATCAATCTGCGCCAAAGAATGCTCTTTATATTCTTGAATCATCTTTCTGATTTCAGGCCCAAGCTGCGACATATCGCAATATACATCATTGACGGCCAACTAATGTCACCGTCCATTCTGTACAGTGTACTTTTTGAGCTTTTATATCTTCATCTGTGATAGTTTGGTATGGTATTTCTAATTCATCAAACATGTCTTCTATTTTAGCTTCTAATTCAAAATCTTTTTGATCAGTCACTAATCTGTATATGTAAACTCCAATTTTGCAATACGTTCTATTGTCTGCAAAGTAATTGTTTGTATAATCCAATGCATAATTTCCGTATGGAGTATGGGGTTTTGACTTGAAACTGCCATATACAAATTGTCCTTCACCTAAAAGTTCAGTGAATTTAGCTACGATCTCTTGTCTTACTGTTTCCATTCTCCAGCATCCTGTTGAACATAGAGTTCAATCGTATCTCCGGATGGGAACGTACGATAAACTGCATACTTTTTGTCGTTGTATTTCACTGTTGTCTCACCATTGTAATCAATGCTTGGAATAACAAGCTTATACGCTAACTGTATGCCTGCCTGGTAGGCTTCATTAAATTCTTTTGAATAAATTCCACCAACTCGGCAATAAACTTCCTTATCCGTTTCGTTAACATGTTCCACACCATCTTCATCAACATATCTTTCTTTTTCAATCAGATATGCCACATCATAATAAAGATTATTCTCACGAGTATATTCATATGCCATACTATCTCACCTTCTTATGGGATTTATCTGTCATAAGAATCTGACGTAAATCCTCATATGTTTTAGCCATTGATTCTTTATATGAAGCATCCGTTGTACCAAATTTTGACTTTACATATGTTATTACCGCTACTACAATTTCATCTTCTAAATCATCTTCATCAAATAAGATATTTAATCTATCCAAATCGTATAAACATGCATTGATATACGTTTTGATTTCATCATCATATGCGCGTGATTTAGCTCTTGTAGCAGCAGTTCTAACACGTTCTAGAAGGCTTTCAGAAATATTGAACGCCATTATCTATCACCTAAGCTTTCTTCGCACTGCTTTTTCGAGTGGTTTTCTTAGGCTCATCATCTAATAAAATAGGTTCTTCATCAGTTTCAGTAGGTTCTTCATCATTTAATGATTGTGTTCCTGCTTGGCTTTCATCTTTCGTAACATCTCCATTGCTTAAGCTACTTTTTTTTTTAATAAGAAGATGTATTGAGGATCTAATACTTTACCATCATTGATAACTAATGCCTGAGTTACTTCCTCATTCTTTTCATAATCCCAGTATTTCTTCACACCAAACTGCATATTTGAGTTGATTGCATAGGCTTCTTTTCCTACCCAATACATTCCGAAATAGTCACCGTTCTGTGCTTCATCAAAATCTTTAAACGTATCATTTTCAACGAAATTAACAGTTCTAGCTTTGAATGTAGCACGTTCTGCACCATCAATAGGATTATATGTTTCTGCATAAACAGGACGATTATTATCGTCAGCCAACGTTTTAATGTTTGCTTCATACGTAGCAGGAGTCATTACGAACTCTGGTTTTAATTTACGCATTGATAAAGGAATCTTTGCGAACAATTTTGTTTGCCATGATTTCCAATCTTTCATTTCTGCTTCCGTAAATTCAATAATGTGATCTGCTTTAATACGTCCACTTACTTTATTAGCTTCTGTTAAAATACCTTCACACTCATTGTTTTCAGATTGACCTGTTAAAATTTCACGATCCATAGCTTCCAAATAAGCTTCTACAATAACTTTTGCTAATTCAGTTTCGAATGCATTTACTGTTAATACAGTTTGTAGTAATGTACGTGCTAAACGAATTTCACCAATCAAATATCCAAATTGTACAAATTCTGTAACAGAACCGGCTTTTTGACGATCAGACACTGTTGTTTCAGTGATACGTTTAAATGTAGCCTTAAATGAACCGATAGGATATTTAACACCACCACGGAAATTTGTATGTAATACCGCATTGTATAAGTAACCACGTGATTTACTTAATTCAGTCATTACTTTCTGAACAATTGTTTCAGGAATTAAAATACCTAGATCAGCGGCTACGCCTGCTTCTGCGCTACGTTGTCTTAAGATTTCTGACTGTTTTCCTTTTTGAACGAATTCCATGAATGCACTACGATATTCCATATCGTCTTCCATTCCTTTTTTACGTTCTGACAATCCTTTTGGCATTGTTGGATGTGCTTTGCTACGAGCTTGTGCTTGTTGTGCAACAAAAGTTTCTTCTTCATCTTCAATAGATTTTGCCATAGTATCTAAGAACGCTTGACGTTGTGCAGCCTGGCCTTGTAACTCTTTGTCACGCTTTTGTAAGATATCAAATTCCGCCTGTAACATTTCCAAGTTTGTATTAGGATCGTTTTTGTTGACCTCATCTTGAATTTCTTTAAATCTTTTTTTAATCTGTTCGTGATTCATTGCATTGAATGCTGCTAGTTGTTGCTCTGTAAACATTAATTAATAGCCTCCTTAATCTGCAACAACAAACTCAGTCTTTCTCGTTTCTTTTCATTTTCTTTTTTAGCCCGTTCTTCATCCATTAAAGACTTTGCCCTTGCTTCAATGGATGTTTGATCATTTGCAGGAATCGACACTGCTGAAACATCATAAATTTTTGATACTTTACGTGTTGTCCACATTTTTTTATCTCTATCATATGATTCCTCATCCACCATGTATCTCCATGACATCTGAGTAACCATTCCTGCCTGAATACTGTCGTACAAACGTTTTGCAGCTTCTGTTCTTCCTAAATCTGCTGCAACAAACAATCCATGTTCATCTACTTCAACAATGAGTGAACCATTGCTTGTACGTGCATATACCATTCCTCCATGATCAAATTGGAATATGATGTCATTCATATCCGCATTGTCCAAACTTGAACGCTCAATCAACTCATATACATCATTGCCTTCACAATCTCGATAAAGCACATAAGGCTTGAATGTAGTAGCATATCCCTCAACATAGTATTGAGTATCAATCCGTTTATTCTCCGTCACCGGATTCATCTGAAACGGAATTGAGCGCATTTGGATTTTGCTGTGGTTCGGTTTCGCCATTGTAACTAATACCTCCTTGATTTGATTTAGTTACCTGGATGTATTCACCTCGAATAAAACGTTTCTTACCTTCATCATCTGGTAAAGGCGCTTTGTTCATAATATTTAATGCCCCGTTCGTATCAATCATTCCTCTATCGAACATTTGAGTCGCAACATTCAGCTTTGTCTGTGTTGAATCATACTGTAAACGATCGCTTGTAAGAATGATTTCACTACCATTCATAATCTGATTTACGGAATACAACATTCCACTCAATACTTCTCCAACTTCAATAAAGAATGGTTCAATAATTGATTCATAAAATGCATTCCATTCATCAGGTTTATATTTATTTTGTAAAATAGCTTCACTAATCCCAAAATAGCTGTATACACTATTTTCAATTGCCTGCTTCTGTTTGGCATCCACTAATAATGGTTTACTTTCAATCGGTTTTACTTCATCAAAACGATTATCAATAAGAAATACACCTGTTTCATTCTTGTTCAGGTTATTTCTCAAGATTTGGTTCTGTTGTTCTTTGTAATCCTCATCATCATCAATTGGTGTTGAGATTTTAGCTAAGAATCGAACAATAGAACTCGACTTGATCGCATTAATTGCTCCTTCTTCCTGAGCAAGCATCAATTTAGCTGTTGTGTCAAATGCATCATTAGTATCACCAAAGTAATCATTTTTATACTGCATTTGTCTTAGATGTCCTACTTTACTGTATTCAATCAATTTTGTTTCGCCATAGATGAAATTAAAATAAATATAAACTACACCATTGATTTCTTTTAACTGACACTGACTTGGAACAGCAGGCCATAATCCTTTTATCATTCCATATTCATCTTCAATTGGAATAATGAAAGCATTGTTTTCTGCAAAATATATAGTTGCCAGCCTTTTGTAAAATTGACTAGCTGTCATATAAGGATTTGGCTTTTTCTTAACCAAATAGTTATATATCTTGCTTTTGTAGTCTTTGTTTGTCAGTTCAGGTGAAGCCTTTCCACATGATGTAGCAATTCGATTGATACATGCTCTGCATAGTCCAATCTCATATATTCCACCATCATATGATGAATACACTGGTGAATATCCACCTAAGCTTGCAAACATTGAGTGTAATTGATTCTGTTTAGGTGCTGGCTTATTTAGTCCTAATAGACTACCAAGCAAACCAAATCTTTTTCTTCTGCTTTTAGCCACTAATTCACCTTCCTTTTCTTGTTTTCAAGGCGGTATTTAAATGTATCCCACCATTTTTGTCTTACTGTATATGCATCAATAACAGATGCATATCCATCAATATGTTTTCTTGGATCAGTTTTAATCATGCGGACACGATTGTCCTCCGCAACTTTCTTTAATGCCACACTAGACATATGTGCTTGTAAAAGTCCATTTGTTCCTGTATGAACAAATCCATCTCTTACATATCCTGTAAATTCATTAATAACTGGTGTAAGGTTAGTTCCCTGGATGACATCATCCATCTTGTATCCATATTTCTTCATATCATCCACAAGATACTGAGCCGAATAACGGTCATATCCAACGACTACACAATAAATCTTGTATTTCTTACGCAACATTTCAAACCATTCTGTAACATCCTCATACCGTACAAAGTTTTCCCCACTTGGACTTAAATATCCCAATTGAATAAATCTTGTATATGGTATTTTGTCTCTTTCCTCTAGCTCCTTGATTTTTAATGTTGGAAGCCAGAAATGAGTAAATATGTAGTCATGTTCTTGAATTCGTATAACTACAGATGCGGCTGTTAAATCGGTTGTTTGTGACAAGTCAATTCCACCAACTGCATATGTATGTGCAAAATCTTCAAATCTGAGTTCTTCACCTTTAACTTTGTTAATATCTTCTGCACTAAATAATGCTTCTGTCGAATTCTGTTTGATATTCGCGTATTTTGTTATAAACTCCGCCTTATATGTCGGCGAGCTATGTGCTTTTAAAATTTCATTCTGCAAATATTCATAAGAAACCGATATTCCAAGGTTTGGCATTGCTTTTCTTAATTCAATAGGATCATCCCACTTTTGAATATCATCAATCATATAAAAGAAAGGCAACATTTGTTTTTCATCAGACGTACCAAGTAAAACAGATGTTCCACGAACAAATAGTTCATCATATAATCCTTCATCAATATAGTTTGCGGTACTTACAGGAATATAAAGTGGATCAGGTCTTGCACCACCTGCCGACAACATAACGTTGTACATTTTCATACCCGCTTCACCTTCCCAGGCTGCAAACTCATCAAAGATTGTCAAATATGGGTTGAATCCGTCTGATTTTTTAGATGCAAAGGCAATTGGTTCCCATCTACAATTATTCTGTTTCATGTAGATATCTGTTCTACGTTTTTTTACTCTTTGACTCAACGCTTTAGAGTGTTCCATCATTTGATACAGAACGTTGTAAATGATCTGCGCTTGTTTTAACTTTGGCGCTATATTGTATATCTGCATACCTGCTTCATCAGATGTAAATCCAACATCAAGTTCAATACCTGCACAAAGAAATGATTTTCCTTGTTTTCGGCCCATGACCGTTGGTATTTCACGAAACTGCCTTTTTCCATTTTTATCAACAAGTCCGAAAATGCACGCAATATAGTATTTTTGCCAAGGTTCAAGCTTTACTTTTGTTGTTTTTCCTTCTACGTGGTGACAAAACGTTTCAATAAACGCAATATGCATTTCCGCTTTTTTCTCATCATAGAAGAAATCCCCATTTGCTAAACCTCTTTCAACATATTGAAGATTAAGTTTTATCCACTTACCTACTACATCTTCACCCGATTTAATACGTTCTTTATAAATGTCTAGATATTTCATTTAAATCTGCTCATGAACTCATCCAATTCATCACCTTTTTTTCCGGATACTTCTGTCGTCTTTGAGAGTGAAGTAGGTGACAAGCCAAGTTCTTTGCAGTACTTCATGATCTGATCACGTAATTGAACGGTAATAATGTAATATGGTGAGCGTGATAAATTCGTTGCACCAGCCTTGTTCGTATATTCAACAACCATCTGCAATGTTTTGAAGCCATTTGCTTTACTTGAATCTCTCCATTGTTTCATTGTTGAATCGTATTGAGCTAGAGCATCTGCGAGTGAATCAATCGCAACTGAATATTCAGGGGAATATGTACCTAAATTTTCTAGTTGAGAATTTATTCTTTTTTTCCATGCTCCTTTTTGCATTCATCATCCTCCCTTCCACATCCTATAAGCATTCCATTTTCATCAAATTCAAAAGATGGTTTGCGTTTGGAATGTTCTTCTGCATGGCATAAGTCACACAAAGCTTCCAAATTAGAATCACCAAATAGAATGTGTATATCTCTATAGTTGTCCTGGTCAATGTGTACTTTGTGATGCACACAAGTAGACCTTGTATAGATTCCTTTTTTCAAACATCTTTCACAAAGCGGATGCGCCTTTCTATATGCCTTGCTTTTCTTTTCCCAAGCCTTGCTTGAATAGAATTTTCTAGCATAATTTCTAGCGCCCGTTTTCGTTGCTTCTGAACCATAATATTTTTTCATATCGCTACATTCAAAGTTTTAGTTAACAGATTTAAAGGACGACAATATGAACAGTAAGCCCTTTGAATGCAGTGATATGAAAAAGACCCGTGTTTCCACAGGTCTTTTTCAACGGGCACAATAATGAAACAATCCAAGAACTACCTTGTTTGTTCTAGAAGATGTTTTCCAATCTTCACAACTACAGAATATCACGGTTTTTCTTTGTACACTGTACAAAATGAAGAAATTCAGAATTTACCCCCTCTCGTACGCGCATGACCGAGTTTTTTTAAACTCCCCACGCCGTTCCCCAAAACGCAAAAAACTTTTGAAAGATAGGGGGGTATCTGCTGATCTGATCCACGCCCTGGGCGCTTTCAGGGTTCAAATTTTAACTTATGCAGCTACCACCACGCCGCCCCGTTCACGGCTTCAGTCATATGACATTCATATATTTATTATCATGTTGAAAGATGTTTCAACAACGCATGTTGAAAGCGCTCTTTCATAACATGGCCATAACTACATTAATAGAACACGCGCGCACGTTCTTATATATGCAACAACTTTTGTATCACTACAGTGCGTTGAGTCATGCGCACCCGTTCCATATGTTTAAACGTGTCTATTGTCTTCTTGGATCATGATCCAAGACCACCAAAAAAAGGACGGCCAAACCGTCCACACATATATATTTTATAAGTCCGATAACTCTATCTTATAAGACTAAATACAAACGCTCGATAAAGCTTTATAAATAGGCGCTTGCGTGCACGTTTGAAAAGATAAAAGCTTTTTAAAAAAATGAGCATAAAAAAAAAGACGGTTTATATTTTCGTGCCGTCTTTATTTACAAATTGAATAACTAATTTTGTTTCGGTAAACTCCGCAACCTTTTCAAGGTCCGAAACGTTCCAGGTGTTTCTTTTCATCTTACCGGCTAGACTTTGCGGACTTGTGCCCATAGCCTCCGCAAGTTGTCTTGCATTTGTATTATTATATGCAAGAATCGCTTTTATTTTTTTTGTTGTGTCCATCCTTTTTACCTCCGTATTAATTATAACATTAATATTTTAAATTGCAAAATGTGTTATTTTCATTTTAAAATTAATTTTGTTGTTGACAATATTAATTTTAAAGTGTATATTGTAAATGTCTTAAATGACAACACGCAAGAAAGGAGGTAACAAGCGTGAAGCTTTCTAGAGTAGTTAGAAAGAAAGAAGAAAGAAAGGCCAAAATAAAAGAATGTATATATACAGTATTGAGCTGGACACTTGAACTTATATATACATCCTCAGCTATTGAAGCCTTTAAGCTTCTAGTAAAGATTTTATCTAAAAGGCACTAGCCTTTTAGATATATCTATTATATCACGCTTTATTATATGGATCTAATTAAATTAGTTTTATGTTTATCTATCGCATTAAATGCATATCTATTAAAAAAGATCATTAATAAATAAGGAGGTATATAAGATATGTTATCTATTTATGAAACTACAGTTAAACACGTGGCTTATATGGCTACACAGTACGACGATTTCGCGCATTCTACAGACGGCGCAATTTTGGAAGCGCTTGGGGATGAAATTCTAGAAAATATGTATGATGATGAACTTCTTTCATTATGGTTTGAATTTAGAAGTGAAAGATATAATGAATATTATTATGAATTAGATGACGAGAATCTAGATGCATGTTTATCCGGTTATGATCCGCACGAAATTGTAAGGATGACTTTATGCGGTGACTTCCATTATACTGATGACTATTTCATGATTAATGACTATGATAATTTAGAAAGTTTTTCTGATTACAGACTAGTGAAAGAAGCTAGGGAAGATGATGAGTTTAAAACTTGGCTTACAGATGAAAAAAGTGACTGGGATATGGAATGGTTAGAAGAAGCAAGAGAAAAATATATAGCATACTTGAAAGAAGGCTTCTAGTATGTTAACCCGCAAAGATCTTGACAATATGAGCACCGCCAAGGTGCTCATACTTGCTTTTTTTAAATTATATTTAGCAGCGTGCACATCTGCATTGATTATTGGTATAATATTGGGCCTTTTAAATATCATACTCCCACTTATTTATTAATTGCAGGAGGTTAAACAATGGAACTTTTAGAAATTAAATTATTTCATAAATATGCAAGAATCAGATCATATATGAATGATCTTATTTCTGGTAATTTTGTCGTGTATGATTTTCTTTATGAGTGTTTAGCGGATCATATTGAATCATTTATTTATGATCTTGCTTATATTGAAAATGAAAAAGTAATAAATATTTATTACGATCAATTATTAAGTGATTCTAAACAAGTAAGTAAAGAACTTTATACGCTTGTTATAACTATTTTTGAAGATAATGAATGGAGGTTTTAAAAATGAATAATAAAGAATATATCGAATCAGTAGAAAAAAAGCTGGATCAGCTCAACGTAAATAGTCTAAAGGCAAATAGTATAATGCCTTTTTCAATAAATAGACATTTAAATGGGCTATACGATCTAAGTTATGGAATGGATGTAATTGCATGGATGCTTGAACCGCGCGAACTTTGGCAGCTTGTAAATAGTTTATACATTTTGAATATTTTAGGAGGGCTTAAAAATGACAATGTGGAAGCGTGAAAGAAACCATTTTAATTATTATGTTACAAATGAAAGAAAACAACCACACATTTATGTTGAAGCGTTAGGAACTCCTAGTGCTTCAACTGAAAAGATTTTAAATGATCATGGTTTTAAATTCGATCATAATAAATGCATGTATGCAGCAGCTCAAACAAATGAAATAAGGCTTTTTGTCGCTCATGATCTTGACAAGCTTTTCAATTATGATATTCAAATATATTTCAATACAGAAGCGAAAAAAGAACTTTTCGCGCCTGACATTCAAGAAATAAAAGATATTTGTTATTATTTTAAAATTTACAAGTGTTATATTGACATACTAAACAAGGATCTTTTTAAGATCTGTAAACCAGGCTCAAAAAGCTTGCTGGCAACTTATAACACTTATTCAAAAACTATAGATGTTTTTAATAGAAACAAATTACAAGAAAGTTATATATATAACAATGGTAAAATCAAAAAAATGAGTATTGAAAAAGCTGCACCAAAAAAGAAAAAAAAAGCAGCGCCAGCGCTTACAGATCAACAAAAAATTAATAAAATGCTGGAGGAGTTTCCATTTTAGGAGGTTAAAAAATATGGGATATATTGGTAATAAAATGAGTGAGCGCGCTTATGAAGCGTATGAAAGTGGTGAAAAGCCACTTTCAAAATGGACTAAAACAGAAATCATTAATACAGTATTAGATTATAGGGATGATTTTGAATATGATGAGTTGAAAAAGTATAGTAAGGATGCTTTAAAAGTTTTCCTAACATATTCAAGCTGGCATCATACTGGATCTTATTTTAATGAAACATCTTTCTATAGTTTGGATGAAAGTTTTATTGAGAACGAAAAAGATTATATTTTTGAAGTTTTAAACGAAAAAGTGAAAGAATTAAAAAAAGAAAAAGAAGAAAAAAAGATTCAAAAAGATAAAGAAAACCTCGAAAAATGTCATTTTGTTTATACCGAATTTGAAGGAACTCGAAAACATCCGAAAGCTGTTGATCGTGAAGCATATGGAATAATAAAAGGCAATTGGATATATACGGAGTTTGGCAAAAAGTCATTAAATGGTAAATACATTTATAAAATAAAAAAGTTTGATCGTGCGCCACGCGGAACGGCCCAAATCTTTAAAAATATCGAAAAAAGAATTAAAAAATAGAAGCTTATAAAAGGCTTCATCGTGCTATAATTTGTAATATATAAATATATAAAAATACTTAAAGGAGGAAACAATAATGGCAAGATCAGAAAAAGAAATAACATTTAAATGCAACCCTGAATTAGTTGAAAAATTTGAAGATGCGTGTGATAAATTACGCATCGAAGAAAACGAAGTATTCAGAAATGCAATGAGAAACACAATCGTAGAAAGCAAGAGGAAAGAAGATATGGAAAAAAAAGAATTAGGCGAAGTTTTGGCTATTGTAGATAAATTTAAAAGTGGGGAAAACCTTACACTTGAAGAAATTAAAACTCTAGCATACACAGATATACATATGCTAGATACAGAGGAATGGAGTTCTGTAGACGACACTCTTTCCTATATTTTGGAAGAATATGGTGAGGAGTGGTCTGAATATGACGATCGTTTCCCTAATAATCCGTATCTATACGGATATATCTTAGAAGGGCATACCTTTGTGACTGGTTACACTGGTGTAGCTGGTCGCTATTGGTATGAACAAACGGGGATGCTATGCGCTTAAAAAAAAACAGCCTGTAAAAAGGCTGCTTTTTTTATACTTTCATTTTGCTTATTTGCTTCTGGATCAGCTTTTTTTTGACTGGATTCGATGCAAAAAAGTTCATGAAAAGTTTAGTTTTAAACTCATATTCTTTTTGATCCATTTCTTTTATATCCAAAACTCTTTTAAATATCACTATCGCAATAAAGTTTGCAAACAAGTTTGCATCTTTTTCTATTTCCTGATTCTCATAGTGTTTGCTGCTTGAATCTGCATAGTTTTCAAGTTCCTTTTTCCATATAGAAACACTTCTTTCATCTATAGAAAACACTTTTTGATTCTTCTTATATACACATGCATATTGGTATAAATGTCTTATTTCATGTGCAAGATATATATAAACTAAACTACTATCTATGGATGTATTCAGGTTTACACAAATTACATTTTCTTTTGGGTATGATGTGCATATGCTTGTATCTTTTACTTGAAAAAGTTCTTTATTGACTGGTTTATGTTTAAGATCATAAACCTTATCATTTACTTTAAAGTAAACTTTTGGAATCTTTATATTTAATAGTGTGCATAGAAAACTTACATAATCATTCATGCATCCATTATATCTGAAAAACTTTATTTTGAAAAACTTATTTATCTAGAATCAAAAAAACTTTTTCGAGTTGTTCTTGAGACGTTGGAAAAAACTTTTGAGATCCTTTTTCATGCTTGCATAGAATCGAACCGTCAAAAAACTTTTCCAGCAACCGAGAAAACTTTTCTTTCTTCACATAATAAACATAATTCACAGGCACATCTTCATCATCATGTGCGTTATATTCAAAAACTTTTTCAACCAACTCAGAACAAACAACACAAATCTGTACATTATCATACTTCACAAAAGCCTTCACAAAAACTTCTTTATAACAAAACTTATTTTTGTCCATTTCTTCACTCCTAAAAACATTTCTACATGTCAATCAACGCTCTTAAAAACTTATTATATTCTTCTTCTGATTTTAGATAAAACTTATTGCAACCATTCATTATGTCTTCATAGTTTAAGCATTCAATTTCATTATCTAAAAACTTTCTATATAAACTTTTGAATTGTGCTTCACAAATATAATGCTTAATAACGAACATACCATTCTTATCATAATGAGCCCTACGAAACTCTTCGTCTGCTATATAAACACATACAATACGATATTCACATTGTACAAATAAACTATCTGTACTACGAATCATAAAAAACTTTTTCACTTCTGATAAAAACTTTCTCACAATATCACTCCTATCAACCAGCGGTCATTTCCGCATGAAAATCATAATAACATTTACCTAAATACATCCGGCCATTATTAAAATGCGTTCTTAAATAAAACATTACTTTTTCAAAATTCTGCCGATCAAGCGCTATAATTCTTTTAAATCCATCACGTCCATGAGCATCTTGTCTATATCTATACTTTATTCCATCATTGACAATAAACTTATCAAACTTTTTATATTTTGTTTTGGTGAGATTATATTCATAACCCCATCCTTCATCATGATGCAAAATTATAAACCATCTGTTATAGCACGGCATGATTTTTAAGTATCCAACACGTTCCATGATACCGTTCCTATTTATCTGCAATCGTTTCTACAAAACAATTGTAATAAACATATCTTTTTCCATCATAATCAAATTTTACATATCCACCATCATTTGTTTCAATATCAATTCTACCTTCATAGCTTGCTATAATTTTTCCATCTGCTGTATACACATTGATTATCCTATTCAATCCACCATTCAAATCTGATTTTACATCAGTACCCCAACGATCCATAGATGCACATCCAAATAAGGAAACGCCAATCATTCCAACCATTAATAATTTGTATATTTTATTCATTTTATTCCTCTTTTCTTTGACAATCCTATAAAGCACACATTTAATCAAATTCAACAAATCTTCTATCTTTCACTTTCCCGCATTTCAAACACACAAGAAACTGAGTCTCACCTCTGAGATTATAAAACATCTCATTCTTTACACACCAAGTAAATTCATGCTTACAGAATAATCTTTTAAAAAACCTTTTAATTTTGATTATCATCTGAACTCCTTCCTATGTCCGATAACTATATATTATCAGACTATCTACAAACCTTTTAAAAACCTAGTAAACAAGCTACCTTGTAACACTTTTCTAAAATAAAAACTTTGTAAAAAAATCAACCACATTTTATGCAATTAATCTCATTTTATTTCACCTGTTTCAATCAACTTTGCCGCTTGTAAAACTCCTGCCTTAAACAAATCCGTTTTTGTTGATGCGTACACTCTTAATCCTTTAACAATAGTATCAATCGAGATTTCTTTGCCTTTCTTTTCAAGAATGTATTCAATAGCATCATCACATTTTCCAACCTTATTTGCCATAACAACAACATAGCCTTCATCTAATGTTTCTTGCAATTTATCTAAACTTTCCCCATCAAAAACATATGATCTGATTACTTTCTGCATTATTCGTCCTCTCTTATCTACTTAAATCCCCTATAACGAGCTTTTTAAGCTCTTTTTTCATTGCGTAATACATTTTCATTCTGCTACAGAACTTTTCCCCTGAAAGCTTCTCAAACGACTCTCCATTGATATAATGTCGTTTCATATATAAACGAATATCATCATCTGGAATAAGATCGATAATTGTTTCAACTTCTCTCATCTTTCCTAAGATAATATTCTTATCACCTTCAAGTGTTTTTTCTTTTGAAATAAACTTTACAAGAACATCATTTGTAATGTCCTTGTTTTTCTTTGAATCCAACCTTTGTTCAAATGACGGAGATTTTGGATCTGAAAATTCTTTTTTTCGAACCTCCAAATCCTTTAAAATTCCATCCAACGATTTAAACTTTCTTTCATAGATCTTGAACATTTCAAGCTTTTTAATTAATGCATCCACTTGAACATCTACATATTCTTCATAATCCGTTTTACTCATCTTCTCTCCTATGCAATTTCTTCAATTTCCTCAATGCTGCATGATGGGTGTTTCATATAGAACTTATACATTGCCATACTTTTTGACTCTTCATGAACTTCCATGACACAAATATTATTGTCTTTGATATATTTAATCCTGTATTTCTTTAACACCTTTATATCCTAACCTTTCTAATTCTTTTTTTCTTTCTTCATTTTCTGTATATTTAATCCATGTGCATCCTTCTATAAACCAATCATCTCCATAGACATTAAATACCTTTTCTATGGTTTCCTTGCAAATATCTTCTTCGCTTAAGTGATCTACAATAAAAACTAATTCTTCTCTTGGTATGAATTTCATTTTGTTCCCCCAAATCCATCATACAAATATTCTTTATTCACCTTATTTTTTAAATCCATAATTTCCAGCCTTTGTGCTGCAATCATATTTTCTAAACTTGTAATCTGTGATACCATTGCACAACTACATACTATCAATCCGCATATAGCACCTAACATCAATCCTATTGTAAACCACATATTAGAAACCACTTTCCAACGGATTACCTGATGGTGCGTTCAATCCATATAATGTTGCATATACAATAACTGCATATACAACATAAAGTACTGTACAAGTAATAATAAGATCCAGGTTCTTAATAATTGATTTTTTAATTTTATTCATCATCATTTAAATATTTAAACTCTTTCATTAACTCATCCTTTGTTTTTTCAAACTCTGATTCGATTTGTTTCTGTACATCAATCTTAGTTTGTTTAAACCATTTCTTTTTAAATTCAGTAACTGCCCTTCGGTAAGTATCTTCTCCAGTGTCACTGCTCTGCCACCACTCTAAATCGTGTAGCACCTTAACCAAATCTTTCATCATTTCATTTAATTGAGAATCGAACATTCTGTTAACACATTCTTCTTCAACGTTTCTAAACATTCGCCGATATAAGTAACCGGTTGTAATCCTTCTAAAACAAATTTTGTTAAATTCTCTTTTGTACCCCTCACTCTTAAGGTACCAGCACACCAATTAGGCATTTTTTATTTCCTCCACTGTTCTTCTTTTCTTCTTTGCAATTTCTTCTGATGCTTTTTCATTTATTCTTCTTTCAAAACATACTGTTTTATAAATCTTCGTGCATATTGTGGATGAATCATACTTCTTTGTGTTTGCACACTGTATTCACCTTTTTTGACCTTAGAAATAACTTTCTTAGGAACAAATTCAATAGGATCAAAATCTAAGTTGTTTTGTACTTTACAATTAATAAACCAATATTGAGTCGGCTTTTCAAAATAATCTCCATCCATTCTTCTATTTCTATCAATCATAGAAGGCTTTATGCACCAATAACTCGTTAAATAATGAGGTTGCGTATATGGATTTTCAATAATCATCTGCAACCCTCTTTTTTCTGCTACAACAACTAACATACTGATTAATTCATATAACTCATGTAGTTCATCATGTAGCTTCATGCTATATTCTAGCTTCTTTATATCATCCCAATTTTTTTGTTGTTGGGCCTGTCCTCTAAACCAAAGAGGAACTTTTGCTTCAAACCTTGTACAAGGAAAGAAAGCAATGATTAAATCCTCTTTTTTTATCCTGTCAAATATGGAAGGCTCGTTATGATACCCCCCCCCTAATCTCTTTGAACAAATCAATAACATAATCAGTTTGATTGAACTCATTTTGAATATCGTAGTCATAAGCATTGATTCCTAGCTTTCTGAACTCGTTCTTGAATGTTCCTGATTGTTCAAATAAACAATGTACTTTCATCTTTTTTACTCCTATTTAAAACAACGTTTCTTGTTCATACTTTTTATTGTTATATGTGAAAACATTCTTATTAATAACTGTTTCTTTACTATGCATTCATTTGTACACGGTTCTAACATCATGTAATCCATTAGGATCTTTCACCTGTCACTAAATATTTATGTAATTTTTTGCAACCAATTCTTGTGGATTTATCCGATGAAACAAAACTTGCCAAAACGCATGCTTTTTTTAAACAATCTAATTCTTCATCCGACATAACATATCCTTTAACAGATACCTTACAAACAACATTTCTCTTTTCTTCAGCAACAACTTCAGAATTGTTATCTTTTGTTCTTTTTTGCTTTACATGATCTTTCCCGGTTAATAGTCTATGTAACCAAATTGTACAAAGTGGAAGATCAACACCTTCAAAATCAAGATACATTGATCGTAATTCTAATTCTTCAGTAAAATAACATGGACTGTATTTTTTTAGCTCACCATCCACATCAAATGCATCATATGGTTCTAAACCATTTTCTTCCATGAATTTTTCAATCACTTTTGATTCAATCATTCTATTTCCTCCAATTCCAATTCTTCGCATATTTTTACGATTATAAATCCATTCCTTGAACGCTTTATTTTTCCTTTTTTCTGTTTGGAACACATGGACCTAAATGTATTGATTGTTGTTTCTAAAAACAATGCACATTCATATTCTGTTCCAATACAAACAGGAAGATCATCCTTGTATATTCCATATATTTTTCGTGCCATCAGTTCAACCTGTAATTCTTTCCAGGCTCTTTCTCGATTTCAAAGAAGAAACCATTGCACTTTTCAACAATTCGTCCAACTACCGCTTCATTTATATCAATCATTTCCTGGCTTGTTCTTTCGCAGGATATGATCGTCTGCATGTTGTTGTTATAGCGATAATCAATCAAATCAAAGATTGCTTTATCATCCAATCGATTGGCACTAGATTTAAACAAATCATCTAAATACAAGATTTGAGCGTGTTTAGCACGTTCTAGAAGCGAATAATCAAAGTTGCTAACAGAATTGCTCAACTCAATGTATCTGACGTACAGAACACGTTTATTTTGTTCTAACAACCAATTACTGATTCCAGAACATAGATGTGTTTTCCCACATCCACTCTGACCAAGAAACATTAGCCAATTGCAAGGCATATGTTCTGCAAAATTGTTTTTACAATCCTGGATGTAATTCACTGCCATTTTTTTGATTGCTTCCTGCCACGGATCAGATGCAACGAAATCATTGATTCGTTTGTTCAACAAATCTTTTAAGCCACTGTTCTTTTTGTTCTTCTCAATCCACTCACTGCGATAGCTTGATAATTTCTCACAGTCATTTCTTTTTGAACAGAACACCTTTGTTGGAGCCACCAAGTATTTCCCGTCATAATAAGCTGGCTTTTCCCAAATACCACATGCACCGGCTGCCATGCATTTATCACAATTGCTTTGGCAATGTTTGCTTTTAAGATATTTCTCATTATTCGCATCATTTTGTTTTTGGATTATTTCACTAACTGACTGCATTACATCTTCACTCCTTTCGTGATCACAAAATTATTTGTTTTTTGTTTAGGTGCTACACTGTTCAGATAAATTTCAAACTTAGATCCAAACAACGTGTCAGGCCTTAGATACTTGTTCATTTTTGTATCGTTTAACCAATCATAAGCTTTAACATCAATCACAAGCTTAAAGTCTTCTAACCTGAATCCTTCATTCCATCTAGCATGAATCTTCTCTCTAGCAATGCGATTACTGTGTTTGTAATGCTTTGAACATTTAGAATTCAAGTAGTCAATAATTTCAACATAAGGGATTGTTTCTGATGCTGATAAATCAGTGTCGTCGGAACTTTCTTTTATATTTCTTTTATCAACTGTGTATATAAATGTTTTATTAACTGTCTTAGATTGGTCATTTTTGACCATTGTACATTGGTCATTTTTAACTATTCTACAATTGCCATTTTCGACCGTTCGATTAGTCACTTTTGACCAATCTATAGATAAAGCATTTTTTAACTTTTGTCCTAGTTCTCCAAACGCATACCAAGTTGTATGATTCCATGGATTTTCGTTATAGTTTCCCTTGACTAACAAGTCCAGTTCAACCATTTTATTTAAGATTCTTTTTATCTTTTGAACATTCCAATACGGGAACATTTTATGCAATCCTTCATATGTATTGAACGTCCAATATTTCCCGTCCTGGAAGTTGTAATTATTTGCTTCGTTCTTGCTGATCCAAAAACAAAACATATCGAACATGATAGCTATTTCAACTCCATATTCATTCGCAATTTCCGCATCAAAACTATGTTTCATACTATCCTCAAAATAAAGATATTTCCTTTATTCTCTTTCTATTCCTTGTATTACTTTTAGGTAGAATCACAAGCTCATAAAGCCTTCCATCCACCTGATAAAAACGATATGCTGCACCCATGCAAGAAATGTTTTTTCTCTGTACAAGTGCAGCTGTTATTCCATATTCTTCAAACATATAAACTGCATCATGAACTACCTGTAGAACCTCATGCGATGCGTATTGAACTTGGATAACATCACCTGTATTAACATTAGTAGCTTCTTTCATTTGTTTCTCCCGTTTTGTATAATTATCTCTTTACCTACTTCCTTTTTGCATAACTCAATGATTCAAGATTCTGCTTTTTCATTTTCCTTGTTGTACGAACATAGATTCTTGTTGTTTCTAAACTAGAATGTCCAAGAATGTCCGCAAGTTCTGCAATCGCATTTTCACCATTCTGCATCAAATACTGAATCGCAAACAAATGTCTGAATGCATGAGGATGTACTTTACCAAGCTTAATCCCTCTGCTTTTACCAGCAATCATCTTTAAGTCTCTAGATAACACACGAGCGTTTACAGGACTTTTCTTATCAGAAGATGTAAATATACACCCTTCTTCAATTTTGTTGTCCTTGCAGTATTTAAGGAGCTCTCGTCGCAAGTCTGAACGTAGAATGATTCCTCTACCTTTTCCTTTGTTCATAACATAGATATTGTCATTCTTTACTGCTTCTACAGTAAAGAACTGTAATTCGCTCAGCCTAATTCCCGTATACCCAAACACCTTCATAATCTCGTATAAGTCCATACGATTGATTTCACGGGCTTTTTTCAATAGCCTTTGAAATTCATTTGGTTCTAGAATATCATCCAAAGAATCATCTTTCTGGACTCTTACGTTCTTCAATAAATTCTTTGAATAATATTTTTTAAGTTTCAGGAAATTAAAATCATCATCTAAATCAATGATTTCGCTATATTTAATAAATTTATTAATGATCACAATATAGTTGTTTACTGTACTGATTTTATAATCATGCAGCAGTTTATCTTTAACACCAACTATATCGGACTTTTGTATTTCACCATCAGGCAATGAGTTAACAAACAAAGTAGCAACATGCTTGTATTTACGAATGGTATTCTTACTTTTTTCATCCGCTGTTTCTTCTTCAATAAACCCGTCAATTTTTGTTTGTAACTCATCCTTAGTCATATTACTTAACTACCTGGATGATTGTTGTAACCAAGATCTTAGTAGACAAGAACACACATACATTCAACGCAAGCAAAGCGATATTAATGAATGTACACGGAACGACATAATTCTTTGGCTTAGGTTTCTCATTCATGACAATCTTGTCATCTAACTTATAGAATTCATACTTATCGAAATTTGGAAACTTATCGAAATCGGGAATCACCCAAGTTTCCTTCTCTTTTTCTTTTGTCATTTTATATCTCCTTATATAATAGTGATTGGAGGTGAAAAGAAATGTCTGATTTAGCAATTCAAATCCACAAATTTGTCCTAGCAAACAAATATGGTGACGAAGATTTTAGCAACTTCGATGATGTAAAAGAAGCATTCCCAACTCATTCAGAAATGCAAATAAAGAAAGCACTTCATGAATTAGCAAATGCTGGTTACATAGATTCAGTCGCAAAAGCTGATGGATGTGATTACTACGTTTTCCATGTCTTAGGCTAAATCACTTATAAGCGGAGCTTTTATAAGCTCTGCTTTTTTCTCATTTCATTGGCTTGTCTCATCGAAAATGCCTTATTCATTTTTTCTTTTCTTTTCACTAAAATCCAATCCTTAGCCAATGCATCTTGTGGATTAATATACCAGCAGATCATTACATCCCCTGGAATATAACAACCATAACCATACTTCAATTCTTCAAACGGGACTAAATAACTATTAATTTGATTAATACGTGATTTCTTACGTACCATTCCCATTTTTCTTTTCTTTGCCAGCTTAGTGGCTTTAATAATATTCATTTTTTATTTCTCCTTTTAGAAACTGTGGTATAATAATCATGTGGTTAATTTAAGCAGGGCTCACTACCCTAGCACTCTTGTCCAAGAGTGCTTTTTATTTGTTCCTTCCAAATGTCATTAAGCGCACTTTTTGTCTCAGGAAAATACTCAACAAAGATTGGAGTGGGAACTGCAAGAATCTTTCCTAGCATAGTGTCTCGATATGATCCTTCAAACATTTCACCCTTTTTATTTTTTTTCTTGCGTAGATTATGTAAAATCTTTCTAGCCTGAGTATCCTTTACTGGTAAAACAAGCACCACATCTTTCACAGTCACATATGCTTTCATTTTTCTTCGTTCTCCTTTCCTTCTGAATCTTGAATTTTGCTTCGATCTAAAATACACGCGATATATCCTTGGTCATATTCTTCGATGTCGTAGCCCATCTTTTTAATCTTTTCCAAGGTTTCTTTGACATTTTCATCAGCTGACATCACATCCCTCCTTCCAAGTTAATTACACTAATATTATAGTTAGTTAAAATAACTTTGTAAACAATAATTTGTTATTTTAGTTAACTTCTACTTTTTCTTTTGTTATAATACATTTAGCTATAGAAAGCTGGTGACCTCATGGAAGAAACAATTGGGCAACGGATAAATGTTGTCAGAAAGAAATTAAATTTAACACTTGAAAAATTTGGTGAAAAAATCGGAATTTCAAAAGTTTCCGTTAGAGCCATAGAAAAAGGAATAAATAACCCATCAGAACAAACTATAAAATTAATTTGTAGTGTATATAACGTTGACTATGCATGGTTAACTCAAGGTGTTGGAGAAGATATTTTTATTTCCATTCCTGAGTCAAAGATAGATCAAATCATGGAAGATTATGGCTTAACTGAAAAAGAGCGACCACTTGTTCGAGGATATTTGGAAGCACCTGAAGAAGTCAGGCAACAAGTTGCAGATTATTTAAATTCAATTGTCGAAAGAGAAATAGCAAGAAGAGAAAAAGAAAAGAGTAACAAGAAATAAGTTGTTACTCTTTGTTTTATAATTCTATTGGATCGTTTTAATCTTCTGAATCTTCATTTGATATTTTTACAGATGGAAACGCTATAACTATTTTGTAATCATCGTAAGTTGATACATCGTCTAAGTCAACGTGATTTGGACTTATATTAAATTGTTGCTTGTCTTTATAATCTAAATTGCTAATACGTTTACCTGTAGAGTCAATTAATTTTTTATCTTTATAGAATACACCTATAATTTCTACTTCTGATACCCCTTCAGGATATTCCTCCATATCGCTACAAATTGATCCAACTAATTCTTTATGTGTTTTACCTTCAGGGTTAGAGCCATAATTATTCACGTCGTCAATTCGAGTGTCTTTTAATTTGAAAAGATCATTTGATTTTTTGCCTTTAGCTATAGGCTCAGAAAATCCACCTGAATTTTCAATATCTTCGATACTAAATTTAACCTTAGCAGGTTTTTCACTAACAGCAGTTACATAATAAGAAATATATGTATGATCTTTAGCTAATATATATCCAGTATATCTTCCTTTTTCTTCAATGCTATATCCATCTTCATCTTGGCAATCAATAAATAATCCTTGGTAATTGTTTGCATCATATGAATTTGGGTTAATCACTTCTACTGAATAATATACATCCCATTTACCATCTCCTCTATCTTGAATATCATAGTAAGATTCTCCAATTTTCAATGATTGATTTTTAATGACATTATCTTTATTCTCTGTTGATGAGTTATTGTTGTTTGAACATCCAATTAAACATATAACCATCATTAAAGATAATGCTAATGATAAGTACTTTTTCATAATTCCACCTTGCATGCCCTTTCATATTTAATATTAAATTGTTGAAAGAGAAATAGCAAGAAGAGAAAAAGAAAAGAGTAACAAGAAATAGCTTGTTACTCTTTATTGTTATAAAATAGGTATGTACACAGCTTATTTATGGAGGAACAGTAATGGAAAAAGTAGTTTATTATTGCCCTAATTGTGGAAAAACAGTTTCTAGATTAAAAGGAAATAAAGACAATTGTTCTAACTGCAATGGGAAAATGGTTCAAACACCGATTGATGTAGAAAAATGGAAAGAGTTGTCTGATGATGAGAAAGCAAAAATCAAGTCAGAAATATCATCTTATGGAATGCCTGAATATAGTGGAGAACCATTAAGTGTTTTAAAGCATAGATATGACTTAATTCAAATTCAGAAGATTTCCGTCACTACAACAGACATAAAACGTGATTATGTTATTATTGGGCCTGTATTTTACCAAATAAATGATGCAGGATCAGGAAAAATGATTTTTCAAAAGCAAAAAGAATATCGTAGTGTAATAAATTCTTTAAAAGATCAAAATCAATTAGTGAATCAAAAAGCATCAATATCTGAAGCTTTAGGTACAATATCAAGTTTTTTTGAATTAATTAATACTGGTGATATATCTGCATCTACAAAAGATTTATTAGGAAATGGTCACACTCAATTTGATGAAGCTTTTTTTATTTCGGTAGAAGAATTAAAAAAGCGTGCATATTATATGGGTGCAGATGCTGTCATTGGCATGAAAGAAGAACTAAATTTAGATACTAATGGATTTCAACATTTTTATATGCAAATGTATGGAACAGCTGTTAAATTTAATAAAAGCTAGGGTAAATTCCCTAGCTTCAGATTGTTGACAAAAGCCTATACCTTTTCGTAAGGACATAGGCTTTTTAT